CATGTATTATTTTCGGAGTTGGTATTTCAAGTCCTCGGAAATATACGCCCCGTTGCGTTCTTGAAATAGATCAATCCAGCCGTCCGCTGCAAGCACTTCCGTGCCTTGATACCGCCGGATGCGTATCCAATTACGGCTCACAATGTCAACGCGGAAATTAGTAGCGCCCTGCCTCATAACCAGTTGGTCGGTTGCATTGCGGCGAAGCGTGACGGGGATAGGCGTACCGTCCACGCGCATGGTATAGGCGACGGATTGAACGGGCTGCTCATCTTCGCCCGGCGGCAAAAATTCGGCTATAAGTAGCCGGTTGGTAATATCGTAATAATCCGAACCGGTTAGCGTTTGGAGCGATGCCGATGCGGCGTTGATCTGTTGGCGGATGCGCCCGATGCGGGCTGCATTCGCGGCCTGCTGTGCGAATTGTCCGGCATTATTGAATACCGGCCCGATAATGGCGTTTACTACGCCGTTTGTGTCACGTCCGAGCGGTTGCTCATCAGTCAGCACGCGGCCGGTTGAAAAGAATGAGCGCGTGACGGCGAAAAATGTACCGGCGCGGTTTTCGTAAGTCGTGGCCGTGCTATCGGGTGTTTCTTGAGCGCAAATAAGCGCCGGAAATAGGATGAAAATAGGAATGTATCGCATATAATTATTTTGTTACAAAGACTTTAAATGTGCCGGACGCCGGATTTACAGCGGCGCTTGAATAGTTGTTAAACCGTACCGTTACGGTATTTGTCGCGCTTACCCATGCCGTGTAGCAGGTATTTGCATTTACCGACGCATGCGGCACACCCAAACTTACCACGTCACCAATATCAGCCCCGGTTACGGTTATAGTAAGGTCGGCTGAATTTTGCGCGTTCGTGCTGGCAAAATCCAGCGTTGCCGATGCGGTAAGTCCGTGGTTAACGGTATGCCGGACGGTTGAAGGCGTGAATAACAGGTTAGTGCCGTTATATTCCATTGCGCCCGCTTCGGCGGTTGTCAGATTTGTACCGGACGTAAATTTTAGCGGCGCGCTATTTGCGGTTGCTGTGCCTGCTTTCAGGTGGAGCGCGGCGGTGGGTGCATTTGTTCCAATGCCGACGTTGCCGGTTGCCGTTATCCTCATGCGTTCGGCGCGGTTGGTTAATTGAACTCCCGTCGTGAAATATATATCAATCGGGATATTATTATTTGCTGGAGTACCGCTAACAATTGCTCCGATAAACGAAGATGTTTCCCAATCTGTGCCGTCCCATCCGCCGAATTGAAAGCGTCCTATTTCGTCGTTTGCACTTACAAGTGTTTTCAATGCGTGTGTGCCGCGTGATCTTAATGTAGTCCATATGCCGCGGCGGCTTGCACCGTCGCCGTTTACCTCAGCAAGTAATTGGGTATTGTTACTCCCATTTTGCAGGTATAACTTTTCCACACTACTCGATGCCACAACCGTTGATGCCTCTGCAATTACCAGCGATTGCAAAGTTTGGTCAAATCTTAACGCGCTATTAGACGTTGCTCTTCCGGTTGTCGCGTCACTTATAAGCACACGCCCACCTGTCTCAAGCCCCGTTGCTGTCGAACCTTTCAACGGCACTTCCCACGCGGTTGCCCCGGCGTTGTAATATTTCAGCGCGTTGTTATCGGTATCATAGCGCACCATGCCGTTTGAGGCGGGTGACGGTAATTCAGTTGTGTTATTGCCGGCCGGTACGATTAGCGCGCCGGTTGCGTTTACGGTTGCGATTTGTCCGCTTTCGCTAATAAGCGAGTTGCCAATTACGGTCGAACCGGTGAATTTAGCCAGGCGGTCGGTTGTTGGTGTGCCGGATGTGGTAACGGTTCCGGTGCCGCCGCCTGATCCAACCAAATCTATTGCAGGCGTCCAATAGTTACCATCCCACTTTAATACGTTGCCAACATCTGCGCCTTGCTGTGCAAGTGTCATGTAATTACCTGAAGTTGCTACATGATTTGTGCCTAAAGCGGCAAACAAATTATTTCCGTATGCAATGGCTACATATTGTGTTGTTGGCATACTATGCGCCGTCCATGTAATTGCGTCTGTGCTTATAAGACATTGGCTGCTACCGGCACCAGGCGTTGCTACAAAAATGCCGCTTCCGTATTCTATATCTAATAATGAAGTTGTTATCGGTTTTGTTCTGGCTGTCCATGTAATACCATCGGGCGAAGTCATCAAACCGATACTTGTGCTACTGCTGTTTGCGACCGCGACAAAAATACCGCCGCCCCATTTGACCTCTTCCCAGTCGGCCGTATTTGCCGCCGCTCTGGCTGTCCATGTAATACCATCGGGCGAAGTCATAACGCGGTTAGTGCCGGTTCGGGCAACGGCAACAAATAGGCCGTTGCCGTATGTTACGCCATACCATTCGTTTGCCTCCGCAGCCGTTCTATTTGTCCATGTAATACCGTCCGGCGAAGTCATCACGCGGTTAGTGCCGGTAGTTGCAACCGCAACAAATAGGCCGTTGCCGTATGTTACATCCCACCAGTCATTGGCCTGAGATGCGGTTCTGTTTGTCCAAGTAATACCATCGGGCGAAGTCATAACGCGGTTAGTGCCGTCATTTGATACAGCTACAAATAAGCTGTCACCGTAGGTTACACTTCTCCAAGAGTTTGCCTGAGATGCGCTTCTTTCGACCCACGTTACACCGTTTGATGAAGTTAAAACCCTGTTTGTTCCCAGTCTGCTAACTGCTACATATAATCCCTTACCGTATGTAATAGCTGTATATGTATTATTACTTAAAGAGCCTCTTGAAATCCAAGTGCGGCCTATTTCGCCAGTTATACTATCATTTGATACGCCCCATTGTGTGCCGTTCCATTTTATAACCTGTCCGTTTGTAGCGTTGTTTTGATTCAAATCCTCCAGCCTAATAGTGCCATTTGCAATCTTACTACTGTCGATCGAATTTGCTGCTATCCCGGCCGCCTGCACCTGTCCATTCTCCCAAAATCCGCCGGAATTGTACCGCAATACCTGGCCCGTCGTTGGGCTGCTTATTGATATGTCGTTAACGTCGTGAATATCGGGCGTTAATTGCGGCCGGACTAATAAGGTAAGGTTGTTTGAGTTTGGACGTCGGACAACTATCGCTATCGGGTCTTTTATGTTTGGTGCGGCCGGGAGTACGTTTGTAAGTTTGCCTGCCTCGGTTGCGCTCAAATACAAAATATTGCCAGCGGCAAACGTGATACCGGTCTGTGCTATGTTTGCCTCATCTACCTCCGTGACGTATCCAAACCATGTAACATAGCCTGTCGAACTTGCTGCTATATCATGTGCCGCAATGCCCATAACAGTAGCAACGTTTTGTAACGTGCTACCTATTGCAGGCCGGATGCGGATATTGTCGCCTTGTATTACCGCAACGCTATCCACCATAACCGGCGTGCCTTTTCTAATAATTGATGCCGTTTGATTGGTTACTTTTGGGTAAAGACTTTCTTGTCCAATTTGTACGACAGTTTGCAAGTCGGTTTCTCCGATGCCCAATTTTAATGTTTCATCCGTACTGCTCCATTGCAACTTTGCAAGGCTATCGGGCTGTGAGTATGTACGATTGAACCAAACGCGGCGCACGGTATCTACGCTGGTGGCTGCAAATGCTCCGTTTACTTCGCCGTCCATTGTTTGAGGTACGTCTAGCGTAAAATTCGGATAGGTGCCGCCTACTGTGATCCCGGTGCCGGTGATGGCTACTGTTTGATCGGGTGCGGAGTTCGTGATAGTCGCAATACCGTCTAAGGTTGTGCCAGTTGTAGCAATGGTAATACCTGTGCCTTCTGTAAGCGTTAACGATCCTCCGGTATTAGATAAGGTGGATAAGTGGGTAGTTGCCGTGCTGGTGTTTGCTATTGTTTGAATTTCGTTTGTAGCGGACTGGTCGGCTGCTGTGAGCGTAAAATTCGGATAGGTGCCGCCTACTGTGATTCCGGTTCCGGTGATGGCTACTGTTTGATCCGGTGCGGCATTGGTTAGGGTTATTGTGTTAGTGGATTCGGATATAGACATTCCGGTGCCTGCAGATAAGGTAACATTTGTCGATCCGCTCGTATTCGATTGGATTAGACTTGTGGTTCCTGTTCCGGCTCCTACTGTTAGGCTGCCTTCATTGCTTACACTACCGTCAACTTCCGTAGCCGTTAGCGTTATTGTACCGCCGTTCGTGCCAGTGGTTTCGGTGACTGCAAGAATGCCGCCGCCGGAAATTATAACGTCGCTACCTCCGCTTGTGTTTGTGGTTATGGTTGCGGCATTGCCCACTCCAGCCCCAACACCAAAACGACCTTCGTTGCTTACACTACCGTCAACTTCCGTCCCGGTTACCGTAAAACTCGGGTAAGTCCCTGTTACGGTATTGATACCGGCTCCCGTGATAGCTACCGTTAAGTCCGGCGCGGCGTTGGTTACGGTAAGTTCGTTTGTGCTGCGTGACAACGTGATACCGGTGCCTTGTGCGAATGTTACGTCTGTGCCGGTATCGCTATTAAGTTTGAATGGCGATGCATTTTCGCTGAATGTTAGATTGGTCGCTCCGCTTCCGGATGCGGTTTCATCAGGCGCTGGAGCCCACTGTGAGCCGTTAAATTTTAAAACTTGTCCGTTTGTAGCGTTCGATTGGTTTATATCCCGTACGCTAATTGCGCCGTTGGTTATCTTTGTTGAATCCACTACACCTGCATCCAAGCTCCACGTTGCGCCCGATGCGCTTACTGTAATGTCGCCTTTGTCTCCGTCGGTTACGCCGCCGGATGGTGTTGCCCATTGCAAGGCTCCGCCCGTTGTGTATTGCAATACCTGCCCATTGGTGCCGTCAGTTGTTGGCAGCGTGTAGGTGATATTTGCGGATTGCGCGGCGCTTTGAATTTGAGTATAATTTGTACCACTTCCGCGCGGCTCCATTATACGGATAGCGCCCGCATTGTTTCCGCCGCTTATTTGAACTTGTCCAGGCGTGCGAAGTAGGATATTAGACGCGCCAATAACTATGCTATCGGCGGATGTTTTGCCGGTAATTATAGTTTGGCCTTCTAAATCCTTAACCTCAAGTGCATTTGCGCCGTTTGAATAATCCAGCTCAAACGTACTATTTAGCGCTACTGTAGCCTCGGTTCCAACGGGTATATCTCCATCACCGCCGTAAATACCATTTTTACCATCTATGGTAATTGTATGCGTAGTGGTATTTTCAGATAGCGTGATATTTGAGCCAGCGGATAATGTAACAGTATTTGATCCGCTGGTATTCGATTGGATTAGGCTTGTGCCTGATGTTCCGGCTCCTACTGAAAGTACGCCTTCATTTGTAACGCTTGCATCTGTTGCGCTTATTGTAATAGTATCGTTTAGCCGGGTTATTCCTATGCCGTTGCCCGGCTTAAATCCAACGTCCGAACCGGTATTGCTATTAAGAATATAAACACCAAGCGTCTCTGAAAATGTTAAATTAGTAGCTCCGCCGCCGCCGCCTGTACCGCCTGCATTAATATGCGCCCAAGCTCCTGATCTATAATAGTACAGCGAATCACACCCATTAATTACAAATAGCGATTGCCCTTTGCCCGGCGTGTAAGCAGGTGCCGTGCATCCGCTAATTGTTTGAATGCGCTCGCCTGTCAATTTCCACGATCCGCTGTAATAGGCATACAAATCAAGTGTTGCCGTGTCAATAGCCCACAATGAGCCGTTGGCCGATGGCGTGTGCGTTGGCGCGTTGGTCGTGTAAGGGATGCCGGCCGTCCAGCGTATTTGCGCGTTTGCGGTCGCGGCAAAAATCAAAAGTGCAAAGAAAATTATTTGTCTCATGGCGTACCTATTTTTTTTATAACTCCTGCCGGGATTGCATCATTCCCGGAATCTACAATGTATAACTGTCCAAGTGTGCGGCCGTCTGCAATGGCTGCCGTGTCATCCACATACGGCCCGTAAACCTGAAGAAAGTTTGCGCCGCTCGGAATAACTATTTGGCCGTCAAATGTGCCGACGGTATTACCGCGCATTAAGCGGATTGTGTAATCGCAACTTACGCGGTATTCCTTTGGCTTCTCTTCCCAAACGTCGGTTTGGCCTTCGTAATCTATGCCGTCTATACTGATTATGTTTGAGGCTATCAATATGTCGCCTCGGTAGTAATCTATTGCGGTGCGCACCAGTTCGCTAATATCCTGCGCCTGCCCGTATGTCGTGGCATAACAGTCTATTTGCACCATCGCCATATCCACATCCGAAGGTGCGGATTTAGTCGGGTTAGGGTCAACACGAATGATGTTAACAGCGACGGCCGGTAAGGTGTATTGCTCCGGGAATACGCCCGGAAATACACGGTTTTGCAGCGCCGTATTTGCCGCCGTGTTATCTGCTATCAATGCCCGGATTGGTCCGCTTACATTCATAAAATTACCTTTAAAACGCCTTCGGGTATCGCGTCGTTACCTTTGTCCACAATATATATTTGGCCTGCTTCAAGTCCGTCTGTTATGGCTGCTGCGTCATCAATGTACTTTGAAAGATTGTTTACCGTCCACCGGCCTAAGGTTGTGTTCCAGTTTAGGATGCCCCAGGCGCTTACGCCGCCCGGTAAATTGCTGGAGGAAGAAAGCGGCTTCTTTATGATAAATGAGCCTAACGGATAGTCTAATAGCAGGGTTTGGCTTGCTGTGAAAATAGCGGTGTCCGCATCTTCGCTGTCTTGCGTTACTTCTAAATCTTCAAAGATGCCGTTGATTGGGTTAACAATGGTAATAACGTCTCCGTCTATAAAATCGCCTGCATTAAGTACCTCGTTTACATTTATGCTGCTGATTGCCCCGGCTGTTATGCTCTCGCTTGTTGTTGCGTATGCGACCGGCCGCAAAATAGATGCCTTTGGCGATCCTACGCTCTCGGTGTCCGGCGGGCTACCTGTGCCTCCGCTTGTGGATGGTACATTGTCCTGCGACGGATCCGGCGCGTCATATCGGTATTTCCGGCGCGGAAAAGGTGTAACAGGTACGCCCGTTGTTCCGTAGTTAAGTTGGAACCATTCGCCGTTTAACTCGTCACGGCTGGCGGAATAGGTGCCGCCTAAGAACAGGTACTTAATCGAATTAACGGCGAACGGTTTTTTAAGATCAAAGCCGCCCGTTAACGCGCCGTTCATCTTCCGGATCGGCGCGGCTTGTCCGTTGTACATGAATTCGGATAACAGCGATAAGATCGGTTTTGTTGGCGTTGAATTACCAGCGCCCCAAACGGTTGTATTTGTTAGCGCGGTCGCTGATACGCCTGTTTTGAGGCGTCCAACCGTGTTAGCGTTAACAGCATCACCGATAACAGTTTCGGCCAAAATGAAAGCCGTGTTAACGCTACTGCCTGCTGTTTCTGTTTGGTACACTACCTCGCTGTCGTTGAGGTACGGTTGCCCAAATGTTAGCACTTCCATCCACGCATCATCAAAGGCCCACGTTATATCGAAGTCGCCTAAGAATAGCGCATCACCGCCGGGTACTCCGTTTAGGCCGTAAGCCGCTACAAGGTCAACGCTAAATTCAGCGCCCGCCGTGCCGGTGCCTTCTGTGATGGCTGGCGATGTGAAATTGACCGGTATATTATAGGTTGCCGTTTGATTGTCGGCCGGAATAGGCCACGCGGATGCTACAAGTGATACGCGGCTTCCTGATCCGGTTGCCCATTCGGACGGTGCGTAGTTCCAGTTGTACGATGCGTAACTTACCTGCCTTAACAGATACTTTGTGCCGATTTTTATTTTGAACTCAAAGACAAATAACACTTGCTGATAGTCGTCGGCAAACGTATCATTTGTTACCGTCATTGCAAGGTTACCTGTTAGCCTTAACGTTGTTTGCGAACCAACACTTTCAATAGCCTGATATATTGTTAGGCTTTTGTTAGTGTTTGTAAACTGTGTGCCGCCTATGTAATTTATACGGTTGTTAACTTTGTGTACAACACGCGCATAACGTGCGGGCGGGAAAAAATCGTATGTTATTAGTGTTAGCCTGGCTCCGTTTGTTGTTTGATTTATTGTGTTTGATCCGTTAAGCGTCTCGTTTGAAAGATAGGTGCCGGATTTAGAATACTTCCGGGTTTCCACGTTCGTAGCAGTTCGGTACGGCACCTGCTCTACAAAATAAGCGCCGCCAACGTGATATATGCGGGCATGGAACGTCAGGCAGATATTGTAAAGGACTTCGTAACAAGATAGGTACTCCTTTTCGCCCTGGGTTTTGAAATCGTAAAAGGTCGCGTGATCCAGCCACGACAAGTAAAACGGGTCGGCTGCCTTTGCCGGTGTCATCGAATCCTCCCACCAGTCCGCCGATGTTATTAAAAACACATCGCTGGCTCCATAATGTTCGTCAACGTGCGATAACTTTTTTAGCGCGTTTGTTAGATGCTCTGTTAGTCGCTTGTTATCGAAGTACGCTACGCCATTATTATTGTACGGAATGTTTTTTAGCGCGGATAAACCGTCTGTTGCTTTGATTGTGAATAGGTAGGGAAATTGTATATCTTCAATAATAGATATGTCTAACATTATCCGGCCTACCCATTGCAGATCAGCGCCAACACCGCGCGTTATCCTAAGCGTAAATCTACCTTCCTGCGATGCGGCTAAATCGGTGATTAGCGCTTCCGTTGTTACGTCGGTGATGTAAACGCCTACTTCGCACTCCGATCCAATTACGGGTGTCCACCGTTCGCCGTTTTCATTTGCATAGCGAATATTAAATCCATAATCTGCCAACTTTACCTCGGTCGAAGTCCCGGCAAACTGGCTATCCCAAATCTCAACGTCGAACGTTGAGCCCCGGATGTTGTAAAATTGACTATGGAAGCGTTTGGCCATTATTTCGTTCTGCTACGTTGTTTTTGCGTTCGCTCTACTAATACCAATAAATCATTTCCGCTGATGCGCGTTTCTAAAGACATTTCGCCCGCCGGACTTATAAGGGACTTCAATTTAGACAGCGGCGCAATTACTTCCGGGTTTGTGGACGCGCCCGGATATTCGCCAACAAGTCCGAGCGTTGGCCCGTACACCACGCCGCCCTCGGCAAATTTAGCGGCGCCAACAACGCGCTTAAATAAAGCGGATGCAATCCCACCGGCCGCCGCTGCTAAGGCTGCTGATCCGGCCGGCCCTAAAGCGGCTGCAATCGGGCTGCTCGCTGCATTTACCATTTGTTTTGCCACAAATTGCTGAATAAGCAATCCGATAACCTTTGATATTGCATTAATGGCGGCGTTCTTAAACGTCTCAAATCCGCTTGCGCCTGCTAATAACGCTTCTGATATTGCGCCGCCGATGTTTGTTATGGCTTCTTCAAAGATTTTAAATTTGTCAATAGATACCGTTGCAATGCCATCTACATATTCAATAAGCAAGCCCGTTCTTTGCGCAAAGTCCTCAACGCCCTTATTGTACTTTTGAAGTTCAATTTGCGCCTGGGTAAAAGGTTGCACGGCTGCACTTGTTGCGGCTCCTGCCTTTTTTGCAAAATCTGCAAGCCCTGCTGATGCTTCGTCAAATCCGGATTTTACGTTGCTGGGTAAAGTCTCAAGCGGGGACAGCTGCTCTTTTATGTCGCGGATTTGCCGCCGGATTTCGGACGGACTGAGTTCGGGCTCCTGTGGTGCGGCTGGTGGTGTTGGTGCGGCTGGTGGTGTTGGTGCGGCCGTTCTCTTTGGCGCAAAGTCAGTTATTTTTGATGTTTCATCAATAAACTTTTGAAGTTGCCCTATCTGATTATTTATTGATTGCTTTACGCGCTGCTCGTTATCTAATACCTGATCCTGTGCGGACTTTAAGGCTCCTTTAAGCGCGTTACCGGCCTGTGCGCCGTTAAGCAAAAAACTACCAAATGATTTAAGCGCTATTGTAGTGCTTTGCCCAAATGTGAGTTTGCTTTCATCTTTAAGGTCAATTAATTCATTTTTTAGTTTGGCTATCTGATCTATTGCCTGCTTAACTTGCGCTTGTCTTATAAGTTCATCGGTGTAAGCCTTTGCCGCTCTTTCAACATCGCTATAAAGAGCCGTTTCGGCGCGCAAATTTCCAAATCTATCCCGGTCAATTTCAGATAGTCGTGAAAGAATTGATCGGCGTTCCTCTAAAGTTACACCTTCTCTTTTATAGGCCTTTACAAGTTGATCTACTGATTCAATTTGACCGCTTACACTTTCCTTACCATCTTGCAACACCTTATTAAATTCCTGTTGGGCCTTTGCTGCATCTGTGCTGGCACTTGTGTAAGCAAACAACGCCGCACCAAGTGCAACTACTACGCCAACGGCTAAACCTATTACCGTTGTTTTGGTGGCCAAATCCAGCGCCCTAAATGCGGTGATCAAATTGCGGATGCCGGTTGCGCCGCCTGCTAAAGAGCGTGCAAGTTCGGCGTTTAGGAAACGAGCAAATTTAGCCAGTTCGATGGTCGTGTTTATGTAGGTAGTTGCAAGTTGCCGCCCCAGCAATATCCCCGGCCCTAAAGCGATGGCGAATGCACCAAGAGAAAAAATAAGTCTTTGCACTTCCGGCGATGCCTTTGAAAAAGAATCCGCGATGCCTACGACAAAATCCGAAAACTTGTTTAGTGCGCCGGTAATATCAAAAGCGGAGTTTAGCGAATCGCCTATTTTGGCGGCCGCTTCTTTTACCGCAACTTGTGCATTTTGGATTGCGTTTGCAATGCCGCCTGCTACGCGCGGCGCTTTTGCAAGTTCTTCCGTTAAACGTATCACCAACTCCTCGGCGCTGATATTTAACTTTCGCAGGCCCTCCGCATCAGCCGTACCAAATGCATCTACAAGCGACTTGCTGACTGATGGCATATTTTCCTTGAGGATTATCAAATCCTCGTTTAAAACTTTGCCCTTACCAATTATCTGCGAAATTTGCCGGGTTACGCCCTCTAAGTTTTGCGCCGTACCGCCCGCCGCTGCTACGCCGTTTGCAAATTGTGCGATGGTTTCGCGGGCTTGTTCAGCGGATAGCCCAACGGATTGCAGGCGGAGGCTACCTTGCACCGCCTGTTCAAAGTCAATGCCAGGCGCTTTGGCTACTTCGCGTAACTTTTCAAGTTCTTCTCTCGCTTGTTGAATACTATATCCGGCATCCGTCATAGTGGCCTCCAGTCCCAATCGGAGGCGCTCAAATTCCCCGGCCGCTACAATAGCAGCGCCTCCAAGCCCAACAAGCGGCGCGGTCAAAGCAAGGGATAAACTGTTACCAATATCGGATAGCCTGTCTGAAGCGGACTGCAAACTACGTTCGACGTTTTTTACCTCGCGGTTGAATTCGCGGGTTGAAAGTCGAAGGACTACATTTAAATCAGTTAGTGCCATTCTCTATTTGCAGTTTTTGAAGCGCTAAATCCATCGCATCTAATAGCGGTTTTGCCGCTTCCAAATCCACTTCTTTAATTTCTATTTTTTTATCCCACGGCAACGGCCAAAACTTCTTTATGTTTGGCGTTGGTTTAACGCGGCCGGAATGCGCTGCAAAGTAGGCTATCGCGCGCGCAAATTCGGCAAACGTTTTTTCCTCAGACTTCTTTGCTGTAATTCGGGCATGCAGGTATGCAGGCGTTGTGCGCCAAAACTCCGCTTCACTCATGCCCGCGTATGCGGCGGCGGCCATTAGTCTTTGCCAGTAGCCGCCGCCGCTTTCTTCTTTTTTTCTCCTTCGCCCTCCGAGGCTTCGTCGTGCGGGATGGCGAATGCGTCGTTTAGCAAGCGTGCAAATTTCTCAGTTACATCCGGCTCGGTCGCTATCCAAGTCGCTACATCGCGCGGCCTAAAGTCAACCGTACCGCCTTTTTCGCGAACTGGAACGGACAGCGCCGTGTATAGCAGGTCAACAACCTTTACGAGGCTTGCGCCAGCCGTAATGTCGTTTATGTCAGCGTGGAGCGCGCGGCCGGTTGTGATCTCATAATCGTATGCGATTCCCATATCCAGCCAAATTTGGCGCTCTTTGCCTCCGATCTTAATTGTAGCCATGTGTTTTGTTTGTTTCGTTTATTGCGTTTAGGACGTGGTAAACTCGGTGAGCGCGCCCGATCCCTGAATCGAAAATGAGAACGTCGAATCTTCGTTATCCGGCGTGTCTCCGGATAAGGACGTAATGAAGCCGGTGCCGCTGTATCCCTTGTCGCCTGCGACGGTGGACTGCCAGGCTACTGCCAGCGATGATCCGTTTTTCCAAGCGGTGTACAGCGCGCTAAATCCTTTTGTGGCGTCGAATGCCAGTTTGGCCTCGCCTCCGAGCGTCCAAGAGGTACGGCCTGCAAGAAAAGCGGCGGCATTGCCAACGGTATCTTTGCAGGTGGATTCGCGCGGCTCCATCGTCATCTCAATGGTGCTGTTTGTTTGGCAGGTCACGGCCGTGCTGTCCACGAATATTTTAATGATGCGGCCGTTAACAGTTCCAGTTGTGGGCATGATAAATAATTTTTAGGTTTGAAAATCGGCCGGTGTCGGCTTTTCGTTTTGCCCGTTTCGTTTTTTTTATCTTTAGTTTTGTTTTGTTTTCAACTTGTCCGGATTGATCGGATGCGTGCATTCGCCGTATAATTCGGCATTTTGCAGTTTGCAAGCCGTATCCTGTGGCACCCATACGGCCGTTCCGGATTCCATCATTTCCTGTGCGTTGTTGAACTCCGCGACGGCTCCGGCCGGAATGCCTTTGTATTCTTTGAGTAGTTTTAGCCTCATATTTGCTTTAACCTGTTTTGAAGTCGCCGTAGAATTATTGCGTATGCTCTCGGACGTGCAGCCCTTGCGCCTCGTGATCTGATATTTTGGGGCTTTATGCCGATTGCAGGAGCGCCTCTGTCCACAAATCGAAAATAGTATCCATCCGTCCTGCTTCCGCTAAATTTACCGGATTTTGAGCCTTCTATTCGCGGCCCGATAACTGCACCTGCAATTCTTTTTAATTCCAAGTCCTGTACCGACCTTCTAAGATTGCCTGGGTAATATTCTGCTACCCTTCGCCCGCCTTTATACCGATAATGCCGTTTGCTATAAACCGGTGTCCGTGCTGCTATTTCACGGGCTGTAAGCTCGGCTGCTGGTTTTACTATTTTTTGCGCTTCCTTTGATAAATCCTTACTCCAGCGCTCCAGTTGTTGCACCATCTTTGCCGCATCCGCGTTAAACTTCCTCAAATCAATTTGTAAAGGACGTGCCATTACTTACGAAGCATTGTTACAAATTTAGTAAATCGCTTTCGGCCTTCGTGTTCAATGTTTTCAATGTCGTAAACGTCATTTTCATAAATAATCCGGTCTTTAGCGTCGTAATCCGTGGTGTATCGAACGGTGAAAAAAACCGGTCGGTATTCTTTTACCGTTGCCTCTTTATACATTTCGCTTTGCCCGGTTGTGCTGTATTCTACCTTTGTCCATAACGTTTCAGCGGTTGCCCACGTCTTTACCAATTCACCGTATGCGTTCGGCGCTTCCGTTGCCGTCTGGATTTCAATGCGCTCATCCAGGCTCCCGATCTTCGTTTTTTTTCCGCTAAGGTTCTCCATTACGCAATCACCTTTTCGCAGAATAATGCGTTGTGATAAGATCGGATGCGCGGATCGTTGCTGCCTGATATTGGTATGTCCTCTCGGTTCTCATACCAAAACGCCAAAAGCAGTTTCATCCCGATTTTAAACGTTTCCGGCACGGCGGCGGCATTTGCAAATCCGGATGCGTATTCAACCGTCACGGCGTTTGGATATTCGCCGGTTGTTGGCCAATTTTTGCCCGGATTTACTACAATGCGTGAAGGTCGGCTAATAATGTCAGCCGTGTAGTCCGATGCGGACAGCGTTTCCAATTCGCCGTCGGTATCCGTGTATTTTACGCTTATTACGCTTGTGGGCTGAAAGTAAAGCTGTAGTATGCCGTTTGCCGGAAAATAGTCATGGTATTCCTTTACGGTTTGCGTAATCAGCAAACGACCTGTATATTTCTCCGTATGGATACGCGCTGCTTTAATGAGCGCGGTTATCAGCGCGTCATCAACCGACGTACTTACCTTTAGCCAGTCTTTGGCTTCGGATAGCGTGATCGGCTCGGTTGCGGGTTCAACGGTTATCTGCCACGTCATTTTTTACGGCGTTCATATTTTTTGGTTGAGGATTCCGGCGTTTCATACGGACTAAACTCCGGCTCCGTCAATATTAGTACAACTTTAAGGCCTTCCAGCCTTTTCGCGGCTTCTATGGATACGGCCGCAACTTCGCCGAAGTTGTAGCCGTATCCATATTGAACGCCGCTTCTTATAAATCTAACTGTCACCATTACGACGGGTACAGTTCGTCACATTTGCAGAATGATTCGACGTGGCGAACGCCGTGGTCAAACCAAGCGTTGATGATGATTTCAACCGTGGCTTCTTTGCCCTTCGTGTAAGGGTTTATAAGCAGGTCAACACCGCCCCACTGTGCAATAATCAGTTCGCTCCAGTTGCCGAATACACCGCCGTGGAGCACGCTGGTGTAAGCGCCTTTGGTAAGGTTTTTAGGCAGCAGGTTGTTGGCCATTGCACGGTATCCGTTAACCAAGGCGTTGCTGTTCGGCCCTTCCCAAATGAAGCCATTGCCAGCATCATCGCGCTTCGTGGTTTTGAGTTTGCCCGCAACTTGTGGCGTAAACAGGTATCCAAGCGTGTCCATGTCGGCATTGTCGGCCGCTACCTCGGTCTCAAAGGCAACGGTAAGCGCCCAGGTCAAATTACCGCCGTTCGTGCCGATGGTGATGTCGTTCACGTTGGCCAAATTGAAGATACCGGTGTTATCCGAATTGGTAAAGCACTCCTCCTCCAGTTTGCGGAACAGCGCTTCGTTCAGCCGGTTGCGCACAAAGTTTTCCATCGCAATCGAGGATTGCAGGATCACTTGCTTTGATACGTCGGTGAATGCCGTGTACCGCACCGGTGCCAGTTGCAGGCGGTCAAAGGTCGGGTCTGTTTCATCAGCGGCCGCCACCTCGGTTTTGCGGCCAACGGTCGCGGCGGCATTATTGCGCGGGAAGTCAATGTTTCCGGTTTGGCCGGGAAGGTAGGTTGCGCCCATCTCCAAAACGGAAAGACGCGGATCAAGGAACGGGATCAGTTCGCCGATTTCAGTTTGCACGGTGAAGCCGCCGGCCGTGGTGGTGCCTGCAAGCATATCGCGCTTTTCCATCTTCCGCTTCTGGGATACCATCCAAGCGGGTAGGGTGATGTTGCCGGTGCCGTACTTGTCAATGCCGTTATTGCGGGCTTCGCGTTTGCCTTCCTGATCGATCTCAGCGCAAAAGCCGGATAGGCTTTCATGGCGCATGATTTGGCGCGCGGCGTCGAACATCGAGAACATTTTGGCGGCCTTCTCTTCGTTGTCGCCTCGGTTCTCTTGTTTGAGGTAATTGACCGTAATCGGGTTGCTGGCTGTGGTGGTTGCCGATCGTTGGTCTTGTCCGGATTTGTAGGTGCTGGTAGCCATTTCCAGTTGTTCAAATTCCGCAAATCGCTTTTCGGCGGATTGCGCGTCTGCAAGTGATTTTTTGGCGTTATCGAGGGCGGATTGTTCTGCATCGCCCCATACGCCAGTTTCGGCTTTCGCCCGCAATTCAGCAATTTTTGCTGCTGCTTCGGCGGCTGCCTGCTGTGCCTCTACTTTGTTTTTCATAGCGTGGTAATAATTTTATTGGTATGAGGCGAGGATGCAATCGATCTCCGCCAGTTTAGCCTGTTTGTTGAATAGATTTTTTTCGTATGTTTCCTTTGATCTCTTTGCGGCCGTCGTGTCCGGGTTGGCTGGGAATGTTACCGGCGATGCATCGAATACTTGAAACACGCGCTTTATTACGCGGTGATCTTTCCCGTTTTTGCGCGTCCATTCATCCGGCATTTCATCCTTTTCGTACTTCAGCATGAAGCCCCATGAACTTTGCGAAATATCCCCGCGCTCAAGTGCTACGCGCACGTTTTGGCCGTTTGGACTATCGGGTAGTTCGGCCTCGTAATAAAGTCCGGTATCATCCACCATCACCTTTGCGGTGCCTGCTTTGGTTCGGCCCAAAATGATGTTTGGATCGTGGTTTAGCAATATCCGCACGTCGGATAGGTCGGCGTTATTTAGCGCTTCTCGGCTGATCTCTTCTGTGAACCAGCCCATATCGTATTCAGCGCCAAATTTAAGGCCGTAACCCCGTACAACGGTTTTGCCGTCGTCTTTGGTGCGTATCTCAAAATCTGATACGGTATATCTACGCTCTACACTCATAGTTCAATGGTTTGAGGCGTTGCCGCCGGTTGTTCTTCGATGTCGTCATCCGGTTCTTCTACGTCCGGCGTATCCGGCGTATCCGGCTCATCCGGTTCTTCCATTTCCGGCCCTTCTGCCTTTTCTGCCTTTGCCTCCAATAACTCTGCCAGCATGGCTACCGGTGCCATATTTTGTTGTATGTACCTGTCGTTACCATCCGGCTGAGTAGGCAGGTTAAGGCGCTGCCTCCATTCGTTTTGGGTCATTATCCCGTTTTGGATAGTGCTGCTAATCAGTTGCGCCGTGCTTTGGCTGTCACCCATCCGGACAAACGTGTAGTCGAACTGCACAAAGGCCCGCTTTTTTTCGCGTTCGATCCGGGTAAACAATTTGTAGTTAAACTCCTGCTCTATTTTTTGCGTCC